GTTCTAAATCTGCGATGATCTTCTTTCCCTTTTGGCTTTTATCTAGAGGCTCAGGCCATGTGATCTTTTTCGTCGAACGATCTGCAAATACAAAGATCGTTCGTGCGGTGAAGCCGTCGTTTATATCTTTCCTGTCTTTGTTAAGTCTAGCAATAAGATTAGGCACACAAGCCCCGATAAGAGAAACACACATATTTTCAATAAAAGCGCTACCGCTATTTTTAGTATCATACTCAAACTTATTTTTATCCCACAAATCACATAAAAGAGCGAGCATCCAATCAGAGGAAGTAATAAGGGTCTGAAGCTCAGTAGAGACGAGAGTAGCTGAAGAGTCCACAGCCATTGATAAGACACCGCCATTGATAGAAGGTTTTCCAGGAAATCCATCTGCGAGCCTCTTTAAAATCTTCTCTGCTGTCACTCTATCAGAGATACTATTTATAAGCTTAAGTCTTTCAGCAAAAGCATAGACATATCTAAGAGCTTCACCTTTTCCAGTGCCAGGTGGACCAGTTAGCACGACATAAGTATTCGGATATATCGTATAAGTCGCTCTATCTATAGACACGTTGTTCTTAGCTATAGCTCCTATCATAGAAATCGCCGCCCATATATGAAATTGAGAGGGAGATTGAGATATAGGTGCTACTGCTTCAGCATACGATGAAATCCAATTACTTTTTAAAAGACGCTTACTTGACAAAGGAGCCTCGGGGGAGGTAATTTAAGCTTTTTTGATATCTGTAAATGGATTTGCTTTTAAAATTTGCGGTTGCTGCATTCCTGCAAAAGATATATTTAAGAACTGTCCACATTCTCCGCAACCGAATATCGCTGCGACAGCGCCGTTGTTGAAAGTCATTATATCATTAGTAACTAAAGTTAAATCTTTCTTGCAATTTGGACAGCGAGCTTTTTTAGGTTGTTTTGGTAGACCGTCAATAATATCAGACATTAAGAATCTCCTCTTTCTTCTCATCCATTTCTTGCTCTCTTAATCTAACAACTTTCTCTAATGCTTCACAGACCCCTGCGTAGGAGAGGTCTTTGATCTTTATTGTCGTCGCAAAATCAAATCCTATTTCTGCTTCGACTGGGATTTCGATTTCAATTCCATTGTAGAAAGTAAATCTACGATTGAACGCCCGTAATACTGCGGATAAGGAGGTCCATATTGTTCCAGAGTCTTTACTAACATCTTGAACAATACTATCGTGTCCTTCTTGAACAATAAAAGATCCTTCTTTATTCTCCAAATAAGCAACAGCAAACCCAGTATTATCCCCCACGATAGACTGAGGTATATAAGCATAGGCTTCGTTAAGAATGCTGTAATTAGTATCATTCGGCCTCAATCCTAGAAACTGCCTCTGTCTACCAGCAGGAGTTTCTAAAACTCTAGATTTATAGAGTTGCTCTTGGATATATTTATGAAAGACGTTCTCTATGGATGGATCAAAGGCTGTGAGCTTATCGAGAAGATGCTGGCACATCGTTGGATTAATACTAAATCCTTCTTGAGCTAAACTATCTGACATCCGAGGCCCACGCATCCCATAATTTTTTGCGTGACCGCATTTCTTCCCTAAATAATACTCCATGCCATCTTTCCATTCGGACTCGGACTTCGTAGATAAATCTAATCCAAACAAGAAGGCAGCCCTTTTTAAATGACGATTTAACCCGGCTTGTAGCTCCACTAGCGCAGATGTATTTCCAGAGAGAGCTAAAACTGGCCATTCCTCCGCTCCTTTCTGATCCACCATTAAGAAGATATTCCCTGGTCTGGCAACCAGACACCTTCTAAATGTCTTAGCAATCGACCCATGTTTTGGAAAGTTTTGTGCGTTATTTCCAAACCCGAATGTATGCTTTTTAGATGATCTTCTGCCAGTAACAGTTCCTGCAACATTGTAAGAGGATAGATATAAAAGAAGATCATCTGGTGTTTTATAAAGCCTTGCATTAAGATAAGAGCTTTTGATTTTCCCCAGTTCACGTATTTTAAGGATTGCTCGAATTGCTGGGTCGCCGCCGGCGTAGTTAAATTGGTTCTTGACGAGCATTTTTTGGAGTGCGAGTTCAGAGGATGAGAACTTTTGGTCATAGTTTCCTTCGGAGTCTTTCTTTGTTATTTTTGGAATCTCATATCCAAGTTCTTGCATCTTCTTGACTAGGGTTCTTTGGCCGTTGTTGGCGTTGATATTAACAGACCCCTCAGAGCCATCATCATTCTCTGCGCCGAGATAAACTGTGCAATTCCATTGAGTCGTAGCGATTTCTAGATTCTTTTTAATCTCTTCATTGACGAAGATTTTAGCTTCTTTTAGTCGTAGGGGATCGACACAGATTCCTCGATTTCCTATGCGGTTGTAGATGGCCTGGAGAGAGTGGAGATAAGAGCTGGTTATTTTTTCAATCATTCTAGTCCGCATATCCATAACCAGTATGGTGAGGAGAACCTCCGTATATATGACATGAAGTTATATATCCTCTATCTTCTTCAGTATAAAGCTTAAAAATTTTTGGCATTTATTCAATTCCTCGTTCTTTTATTTCTATTTCTTGTTGTTCAAATACTTCCATTGTAACGGTGACATCTAGACAATTATATCTTCTTAATCCTGACATATCCTTCATTGACCATTGTTTTCCATCTTCTTTATAAAAAGGTTGTCTAGTATATTGTCGAGTCATGAATTGCAGCGAATGAGGTAATTCTGCCCAAAGAATATGATGTCTTATTCGAGTATCAACAATATTTGATAAAGGAATGTCAAAACCTAGACAATTTAATCTTGACACATCGAATTCAAAAAAGTTCTGCCCTAATATTTTCTTTTCTTTAAAGAGTTTATCTAATTTTCTCCATAAAATAATCTGTTCATATTCAGATTCCCTAAATAAGGGGAAACTTATCCCCAAATCACGAGAAGAAGCAATACCAATACAAGTAGGATAACCAATATGGGGATAAAAGAAACTGTTCTTTTTGCAATAAACCGTTTCAATATCCACAGAAAGTAAGCTACAAGAATGCTCGAAATAATCCAACAGCTTAAGAATTTCAAAAAAAGAAAGATCATATAAGAGCTTTCTATCTGGAAGAGGCTGGATGAGGCCATTTTGTTTATAGTAGTCTAGTTCCGATTTTGCTTTTCCAAGATCCAAGGATACGATAATATCACGAAGACTCCAATCAGCCATAATGGAATCAGGGAGATAAGATGGTATGATATAATGAGGATAAGTAAGCAGATTACTACAAAGTAAAGAACCAGCATACTTATCAAGAGGAGTTTCCTCTTCGTTTTCGATGAGAAGTCCAGCAATCTCTTTAGCGCTTCTACGACCTTTTCTTGTATTCGCATCTCGAACCTCCTTGCATAGATATGAAGCTGTATTCCCCAAAGCTATAATCAGTGGTGGCCTATAATGATTAAGATCATTCTCTATAATTCGATAACTAGACTTATCCTCTAAATCTGGCTTTCTACAGGTTACATAGTAGTCTGTAATTCCTGCCTCTTTCATCATCTTATCAAAGATGTATCCTAAACCAGAAGAAAAGAGAAAGCCTTTCTCCGCGTCTTTTTGATAAGGCTCATCTACTGTAACCCAGATTTGAGAATGTGGATCACCTTTAGAGTGAATCTCTTTTGGCATTATTTATAACCCAACAATCTATGCATCTGACAAGATTTTTATAAACTGGACGTATTCCACAAGTAACGCATATTCCTTGTGCCTTTAGTGCGTCATATCTCTTTTTTCTCTTATTTCTAAATCGTTCTGTATACATTAGACGGCACTTTAGACAATAAGAATGATGCGGAGAACTGCGGCCACAATTCAGACAGATACCTCTAGCTTTTCTGGCCTTACGCCATTTTGATCTGTTTCTCACCAGGATAATCACCCTATGCTTTCTCGGATTCGTATCATTCTGCCAGTGCTCACTACAAAGATACCCGGTTATCAAATGGAAGTTCGTTATTATAATGAAGAAGCACATTCGCTTCTTTTTGACATTGTTTACCATCGCAGTCTACATATTGACATTGGCGACTTATCATCACACCTCAATCGAAAAATCTAGGAGCACTATCTCTAGTGCTCCTAAGTCAAGTAAGAGGATATATCGAATCGTCCTTTAGAGGACTGTTGATTTAATCTTTACTCTTCATATCCCTAGCGTGGCGAATCTGAGGATACAAAGAAGCACAATCTTTAACAGCACAGATAAACTGCCGCGGTTCATTGGAATCTCGTCCTTGATAAGTCTTAATGTCAATCTCCCATTGAGCAGTCTTTCCAACAATAGGACCAGCGTATTTCCATGTCGCAGGATCTTCTTCATTAAAAGTAGCTTTATCCACGTCAAAGATACCTGGAATCTCAGGCTCCTCCCCATTTTGGTCAGTCATAGGAACACCAAAAGAGTGAAAGAAATCTTGAATCCATCCTGGAATCTTAGTATTTAGTCCTGCAAAGATTCGTTTACCGTCATACTCGCCGCCAACAACGGAGACTTCTGCGTTAAAATTAATCGAAGCTCCATCCTTAGACTTCTTTGGTCTAAACTGCTCAAACTTCACAGTATATAGACCAGGAGGAACTGGCTTTGGACCACTGAGTTCTTCTTTATTGAATTTAAAACCCATTTAATTGCTCCTTTTTGAGTTTGTATTTTTAGATTTACATCTAAATCTTTTTCGAGATTCTTTCATGGTGCTTCTTCAAAATAAGCTCTATCGAAGGTGTCTCCTCTTTGTCAATTTCAAGAGTCGTAGATGCTCCAAACTCATTATCTGGCTTCGTCTGTACTATGTACGCATTTTTATAATCAATAGTAATTCGCCAACATTCGTTAAAAATACAGAGAACCGTGGCAAGGTATTGAGGATCGACAGTATATCTTCCAGTGTAGGCTGTTTTTTCAGCAGTAGACTTATCAACATCTTTCTCGTCTCTTTCATGGAATACAAATACAACATTACCAAGCTGACTAAATTCATTAACAATATATTCGAGATAACCACGAACGCCATTGATTATATCCCATCCAGCCCCAATACTGAGTTTCTTATTAGGACTTAAACGAATACTCCTACCAAGCTTTGAATCTTGTCTAATGAGCTCATTCTCCATAGCTTTTTTCATGTAAGTTACGGAGTCAAAGACAAAAGTAGAAGGAATAGATTCTCCTACGCTCTTAGTAGATTTAAGAAGTGCTAGATCATTCTCCACTGTTCTCATAGCATTTGGATTATTCTGATCTAGATCAACCAGAGTCTTGATTCTAATTCCATCTTTTCCTCTAAGAGATTGAGCTCGGTCATCGAAATCATAAACGAGAATAGGCTTAGGCGCGGTGACTGCTAACCAGCTTTTACCTGTCTTTGGTTTTCCTACTATAGCAAGCTTAAGTTTTACTTCAGAAAGAAGAGATTTAGCATCTATCCCTCCTACTTGTGCGAAGGGATCTGAGATAGAAGATAATAGGGGCAAAGGTTGCGTGGTCATATAGAATCCTTTATTAACTCTTGTGATAGCTGATAGTACCATTAAAATCTGGAAACTTTACTCACCGTATCCGGCCCTGACCGATCTGGGCATGGCTTCACCCCCGAAGGACCAGTCAGAACAGTTCATCTGCTAGAATCATATCTTTCTCACATGCTCTAGCTTTATTTATTCGTAATTTTTCAAAACAAGCTTGTTCTAATTGTCCATAGCTAAAACCAGCACGCCTGGCTGCATCGTAAATTAAAAAGATACAATCTGCATATTCAATTATATCAGTCTGGTTCTCTAGAACCTCATCCACTTCTTTCTTAAGATGAAGAAGTGGTCCGTTTGAGCCTCTATCTTTATCTAGTCCAAAAGTATCTTGTGACCATTTGCTTAGTCCATTCCAGAAATTTAAATTCATCCCAGCACCACCTCAAAGCCCTCTTCTTTCGCTCTAATTTTAAGGAGTGCCAAATGCTCTGCACAAAATCTAGTGCCCTCTAAGACTCCATTCTTAGAAAGCCCCACTAGAGACTTAAGCTTAACCACAGCTTGTCGCGTACATTTCATCTTGTTTTTTCTCATACAATCACAGATAATTGGATCAGATGATTGATCGGAATTATCTACTTCAACTAGAGAAATAGTTTTTTCACCGTTCATTTTGAAGTTCTCCTATCTTTAGGTCTTCTTTAGTTTTCTCTTCGGGATTCCAACACTTTACTTGAACGAACGAGTTCGCTCTGACTACCTTTTGTGCTTCTGAGTCGAGTCTATGAAGGTTTTGAAAAGGGCAATTTGAATGCATATAATTTGTGCAATGAGAAGTATCGTAATCAGGAGTAACACCGTTATCAAGTCCCAGAAGAAGGTCATAGATTTTAGATGCTGTTCTTATTTGTCGGAGACGATAATCTTCAAGTTGTTGATCTGTTTTATAAAGAGGCATTCGTTTAAAGCGTTCTTCGAGCTTCTCATTATAGGCTGTCTGGAGAAAGTTCATCCAGATTTTATTCGTAGGTTTTCGATTAAGTGGTTGCGATTGAACTCCACCTGAGTCTCTATGTTCCTTGATTCTGTTTTCATTAAAATTTTTAACAAGAGATCGTGCCGCGTATACATACCCTGTCATTCCATCTTGAATCTCGTAATCTATGAGAGGAGAGCCTCTAAAAGCAGCCTTGGTTTTATGATCCATTGGACAGATGGATTCGCCGTCGTCTACAAGAAGATCAATCTTTCCTGAGAGGTAGAGTCTGAATGGAAACTCTCGAAAAACCTCATAATGAAATGAGTCTCCAATTTTCAGTTCACTTTTATAATCTGAAGATTCAATCTCAGGCAAAGAGAATAATGGAACCTCTTTACTCTTGCCAAAATAAAGCTCCGTTCCTATAACTCTGAATCTCTCGTTCTCTTTGCTGAAGTAAGTAGCGTATCCTAACATCCAAGTACTAAAGCCTAAGAAACCATTTAGTGCAGAATAATTCTTTCTATCTTTTTCAAACTCGCTCGTTCTATAGTAGTCCATATCAAGGCCAGTCCATATCTTAGAGGCAGTCGCCGTGGCCCATAATGGAATAGAGAATTGAGGATCTTTTCGATGCGTGTAATAAAGCTCTACCATCTTATGCACTGCTGTGCCTAGATCGAGAAACCAGACTCTATGCCCTTGTGGAGCTACGCAATAAATGAATTCTTCTGTGAATTTCGCTTCACAAGTTCTAAAAGTACTCATCATATGATGATCAAGATAGAGTTCTAGCACGCCGTCTTCAGCTATCTTGAGCCAATGTAAACGGGAAGAGTATTCTTTCAGTTTTTCAAGATCATTCATTTTATCATCTGCTCTTTCTGTATTTGTACTCGTTCTATCTCTTTTTCTAGATAGAATCTAGCTTTCTGTAAATCTTCAAGAGTTTGTCCTTTATGATATGCTCTCGCTACATACTTTACGACTTGCCACAAGAGAGGTTTATTTGGAAACCAGTCCATTAATACATCTAGAACTTCGTATTTTCCAAATGTGTAATGAGGAGGGTGATTCACCACATCTTCTGCCACTATTTTCCTCCCAACATTCCAACAATCTGATCCTGCGTATATCCCGCATTTAAAAGCTGCTGTAAAATGTCTTTCATAGAGTTCTCTTTAGGCTTGATAACTCTAGTTTTCTTAACTGTAGTTTCAGTTGAGGATGTGCCTGAGACGGCGCCAGCCGATGTATTAATCTTAAACTGTCTCCCTGCATTTCTATGAAACCACTCTGATCTACGCTTATCTCGCTCCCTAAGCATCGCGCCATAGATCGTATGATGGAATTCAATCGCTAGAAGCAGTTCATCATCTGTAAGAGTGCTTATTTTTCTATTATAAAAAAGCCAATCCTCACCGCTGAAGCTTATCTGGCGTGCTTTTTGAGTTCTGAAGTAAGTTCTATCTTTCTCTTCGTCATAGTGCTCAGACTTCTTTACTACAACCTGCTCTGTCATTGTGACTTTAGACAGGCAATTAGAGCACTTAGATGGATCAACTGTA